GAGAAAGCGCACTTCCCCTTTCTCAAGGGGCAATCTCCTAGGCTCTAAATGTCACATCACTTTCACATAATGTGAAACCCGACACTTTTGGTATCGGGTCTTAAACATTATAAGTGATTATTTATCTTGCGTCAATCTTCCAATCTCTCAATGCACATATAATCCAATTCATTAACGCCTTCAGGAATATTCAACCACTCTTCAAATTCTGAAGCAATTGCAATTGCATTCAAATAATCCTCCGAAAGATTCGATTCCGACAAATAGTGAATTCTATCAATAGACCAATCTCTAACATGAACTATTGGTTCAATCGCCAACCCCATAATAATCTTTTCGCATGTAGCGTCCTAGGATATTGCTATTGTAATACGCTGGTGTTCCATTGTCAAGAGATTCTTTTAAAACATTATTCACGAACAGTTGTCGGGTTTCTTCGTAGTTGCACTGTCCTTTGGTTTTGTGGAGGCTAAGGATTGTTCTCCTAAACGCATTCTTTCCCCAAAGCTTAACGTCATCTTTGAGTTCAGGACAGGAGCCGTAATATACTTTCCAATCGGACTCTGACTTAACTTTTCTAGATTTTCCTCTTGGTGTGCGGAAAGACCAGAAATACTTTCTACCAATATAACTACGACCAGTTTTATTGCAGTGAATATGATAAACAAAACCAAAATGATCTTGAATATGATCAGACTCAAATATTTCCCCGTTGTAGATCCAAGGATTTTCATAGTCAATATCTATACTCATCTATGATATTAAGAACATCATTCAGATATTTATGGGCAAGTCCTTTCATATCCATGTCATGCCTAACATGTTCTTTATGAAGAGAATCTTTTAATTTTAAAACACGAACTTTAAGTTCATTTTTTGTGATTTGATTTTTAGACATAAAAAAGAGGAGGTTATTCCTCCTCTATGTAGTCTTTTGTTCCTAACCATTCGTTACAATAGTCATAATCTCCAAACATAAACTCATCACATTCAGCTGCCTCCTGATAAGCATTCAGGATTTCCTGTTCACACCATTCATCATAATTTGAATCCTGAGAAAGTATTTTTGGTAACATCTTGTTTAATTCCACCAACTACGTATGATTCGACTTCCGTTTCCTGGGGAGCCACCTGGAGTCCCTTAGAGGAGATCCAGTGCTGTGTCCAAGGTAGCGGATTATTGTTTGCTGAAATATCATATTGGGGTTTGAGTCCGATTGCTTTTAGTCTACGGTTTGCAATCCATTCGACATACTGCTGTAACAATTTATCATTAAGTCCAATCATACTTCCATCTTTAAAAAGATAGTCTGCCCATCTTTTTTCTTCATTTACAGCACGATCAAACATTTTATATGTCCACTCTTCTTCTTCCTTCATGATTTGTTTCATTTCAGGATCATCACCATCACGCCACTTGTTTAAAATATTTTGCGTGATTGCTAAGTGTTGGTTTTCGTCTCTTGCGATAAGAGAGATGATCTTAGCGGATCCTTCCATAAGCTTAAGTTCACCAAAGGCGAAAGAACAAGCAAAACTAACGTAGAACCGAATACCTTCAAGAATATTAACGTTTGCGACTGCTCTGTACAGTTTTCGTTTAACATCGTTGAGTGTTTCCTTAGCGTATGGTACTCCTTCAAGTCTAAACATCCAATCATTGGAAGTTCCATAATTTTGAGATGATTGTATAAAATCATCATAAGACTCTGTAACGCTCTTAGCACGTTCGAGAATACGCTGATCACTAATAATTGTATCAAAAACCTCAGATGGGTCAGAATAAACGTTTTTGATGATATATGTGTAGGAACGAGAATGAATCATTTCCATAAATCCCCACACTTCCATACACGCTTCCAACTCAGGCAATGAGCAATAGGGAATGAAAGCCATACCAGGTCCACGACCCTGGATAGAATCCAACATAATCTGATATTTCAGATTTGAAGTATAGATATGTTTTTGTTCTGAACGAAGAGTATGATAATCTCCACGATCTTTTTGAAGAGAAACCTCTTCAGGTCTCCAAAAATATCCAAGTTGCTGCGTAGTTAGTTTATCGAATACTGGATATTTGTATGAATCATATCTTTGAATTCCCAATGGTTGACCAAAAAACATTGGTTGTTTTTTGGTATTAACTTTATCAGTATTAAAAACCGTCATTCCCTTGATTTGGGTTTCTTCTTTTGTGGAAGAAATTTTAAACTGCACAGGATTCACACTCTCCCTCCTCTACTGAACTTAACTCATTAATCAAATTTTCTAATTCGGATTTCTTTTCTTCTACAACTTCATCAGTCTTAATATCATAAGTATTTTGATAGTAAGAAGTTTTCCATCCATATTTGTATGTAGTTAAAAAGTCATTTGCCATCACAGAAACAGGAACTTCATTATCTTTGTAATTTTCTGGATTATAGGACCAGTTTCCAGAAATCGCTTGATCAAAGAACTTTTGCATAACAGCAACAATATGAATATAACCGCGATTGCTAGGCATATCCCACAGAAGCGTATAATTGTTCTTAAGCGTTTGATACTGGGGAACAATTTGCTTAAGTGGACCTTTCTTCGATTTTTTAATGGACAAGAATCCCCGAGGTGGTTCAATTCCATTGGTTGCGTTTGACACAACGGAACTACTCTCCGATGGCATCTGTGCGGACAATGTTGAGTGCCTGAGACCATGTTCCAAGATTGATGCTCTAAGAGTTTCCCAATCATGTTCTAATCCAACAGAAGTAATTTCATCCACATCCTTCTTGTATGTATCAATGGGCAAGATTCCATCAGCATACTTAGTACGTCCAAAGTATTCACAGTATCCCTTTTCTTTAGCAAGTTGATTAGAAGCTTTCAACAGATAATATTGGAAACTTTCAGAAAGTCCATGAACAGCATTCCATGCTTCTTGAGATTCATAATTAAACCCAAGTTTTGCCAAATAGTGAGCCAGCCCAATAAAACCTATACCAAGTGAACGACGTGCCTTGGTGGCGATTTCTGCCGCCTTTACGGGGTATTTTTGATAATCAATCAACTCGTCCAAACTACGAACAGAAAGATCACAGAGTTCTTCTAATTCATCATCTGACTTAACTTTACCAACATTAATTGCAGAGAGAATGCATAAAGCGATTTCTCCATAAACATCATCAATATGTTGAATTGGGTCAGTAGGTAGAGTAATTTCTTGGCAGAGATTACTCATATTAACTTTATCTTTGAATGAAGAATGAGAATTGCAATGATCAATATTCATGAGATAGATACGACCCGTTTCCGCACGTTCTTTAAGAATGTTGAGGATAAGTTCTTGTGCTTTAATAGTCTTTTTCTTAATGGTCGGATCCTTTTCATATTGTAAGTAAAGATAATCAAACTCAGGGAGTCCAAAGATATCATAAAGTCCAGGAACATCATGTGGGGAGAAAAGCGTAATCTCGCCGTCTTGAATAAATCTCTCATAAAACAATTTACTAATTTGAATTGAATAATCAAGTTTACGGACACGATTATCTTCCGTACCCTTATTATTTTTAAGTACAATAATATCTTCTATTTCTTGATGCCAGATAGGAAAGTGTACTGTAGCTGAACCACCTCTGATCCCGTTTTGAGTGCAGCATCGTACAGTTGCTTCAAACTTTTTAAGGAAGGGGACAACGCCTGTGTGTTGTACTTCTCCACCTCTGATTTTACTGTTGATACCACGGATTCGGCCCGCGTTGATACCGATGCCCGCCCTTTGTGCAACATATCTGCCGATAGCCATATCAGAACTAAAGATGCTATCGAGGGTGTCATCAACATCAACAAGAACACAGCTAGCAAATTGTCGAAGTGGAGTTCGCACTCCTGCCATGATAGGTGTGGGAATGTTGATTTTGTGTTTACTGATTGCGTCATAGTACCTCCTGACGTATGACATTCTTGTTTCTTTTGGATATTCTGCAAAAATAGTCAAAGCAATCATCATGTACATAAACTGTGGCGTTTCATATACACCACCATTGCTTCTGTCTTGCACAAGGTACTTATCAACGACTTGACGTAGACCTGCGTAAGTGAATAGATAGTCGCGATCATGATCAATATACGAATCAGCTCTATCAATTTCTTCTTTTGAATATTTGATAAAAATTTCATTATCATAAACCTCAGCGTTTACGCAAGCATAGATATGATGCTCTAATGATGGAAGTTCTTTCATCTTCCCATAAAGTTGTTTACGAACTGCAAAAAGAAGAAGACGAGCAGCAACATATTGATAATTTGGATGATCCAGGTCAATTAAATCCGATGCAGAACGAATAAGAATTTCTTGAATCTCTGCAGTGGTAATTCCATCATAAAATTGAATACCAGAAGTCATCTCAACCTGACTCGCAGAGACGCCTGCAAGACCCTTACATGCCTCTTCAACCATCAAATGCATCTTGTCCAGGGCAAGAGGCTCAATTCTTCCATCACGCTTTTTGACTTTTGTTCCGTTGCTCATATTTTCTTCCAGTTAGTAAATTTAAGTTTTGCTTCTAATCCGCAGTAGGTATTTAATTCTACCAGAGTCTGAACATTTAGTCCAGATAAAATCATATCGTTAATATCTTTATGAGTAATGTTAGATGGCCAAATAACTACTTTGTCTCCTCTACTAATTGTCTTGGAGATTCTGTTGACGATCTCTCGATTGCGAGGTTCGTTATCAAAAACGTAAATATAATCGCGCCAGCCAAACGACCTAATATCAATGTCGGACCCACACATAGCAAC